CCGTCGCGGTGAACTGGAGCAGCTCGCCCTTGTTCGAGAAGTGCAGCCGGAACTCGACCTCGGCCGTGAGCCGCGCCTGCCCTCCCATGAAGTAGGAGACGTCGACGCCGGCGATCTCGTAGACGAGGAGCGGGAACGCCGCGTCCGCCTCGGCCTGCGACGGATATATCCGTCCACCCATCGTCGTGCCAATGCTCGTGGTCGAGAGGCGCGAGTAGATCGCGTTCACGATGTTGGTGAGCGGCGGGACCGTCTGGCCGGGACTAGGCATTCTTGAACGCCTCCTTCAGCGTGAACGCGAAGATCTTCCCCATGCGCTTGCCGACGGAAGCCATCGCGGGACGCAGATACGGGCGCGGCTTGACGCGCGCGGTGCCGTACTCAAGCCACGGCGCATATTTGACCGTGCTTCCGTAGATGAATCCGACGCGATTCGGCACCTTCATCTCGATCAGATAGGAGTCGCGCTTCCCCTTCTGAAGCTTGTCGGACAACTCGGAGATCGCCCACGAGGACCGCAGGCGGTTCGTATCGGCGGCCGGCGGCTTGCCGGGAGCAGACGCGACGTGCACGCCTGCGGTCCTGAGATTCTTGAACTTGCGCTTCCGAGCCTTCTCGATCTTGCGAAGCAGGCCGGCGCGTCCGGTTCCGCGCAGCGCGCCGCGCGGGATCAATGCTCCGCTGCGGCCGCGGCGGTATCGCCGTCCTGTTCCCGGCTTCGAGAGCTGGTCGCGCACGATCTTCCCGAGGATGAGCTGCGTCGCGACAAGACCGCGAGCCATCCCGATCTTGAGCTGCGTCGTGACGGCCGGGTTCGGAACGAAGCTCATGCGTCGGGCTCCACCTCGACCACGTCGACCGCCGTCATCGACAGCGCGCTCGTCGCGCCCTGCTCGCCGGGATTCACCGTCCCGATTACGCGCCAGACGCGACCCGTACCGCTCGCGACCGACCGAATCTCGTCGTCGATCCTGACGTCGAGAACGCCCGCCGCGTACATCGTGCCGTTCGTACGCGTGTTCGCGCGGCCCTCGAAGACGTCGCCGGTCTGCCCGGACGGCTGCACGAAGAACTTGGCCTCCGTCACCTTCGCATAGGTCCGCACGACGCGGCCGTCGCCGAGCCGCGTGATCGTCGGACGCCAGATGTAAAGCGTCTTTCCCATCCGGTCGACGATCGCCGCGATGCTCACCGGACCCTCTTGTACGGGTCGAGCAGCGCCTTCGCGTCCGCGTCGATCTCCGCCGTACCGCGGAGCGTGTAGGAGTAGCCGCCGAGGCTTTCCGACTGGATGCCCTCGTCGCGCGTCCGGCCCTTGTAAAGCCGCGAGGCGACCATGAGGCACGCCTGCGCCACGTCGTAGGGGATCGTCGAATAGCCGGCCGTGTACTCGACGAGGAGCGCCCGGTAGGCGCGGAGCGTCGGCCCGTAGATGATGCCCGTCGCGTCGTCGAGCTGGTACTCGAAGAGCGCGTCGACCGGCGCGTCGAGGTGCTGCGTCTCGTTGATGAGATCCGCGCCAGCGAGCCGCCTGAGCCGCCGGCTCGGCGTGTTCTTGACGACCGTCCCGGAGAATCCGGCCGTCGAGTTGATGGCGGTCGCCATGCTCGAGGTCATCGGATAGGTCGCGAAGGTAAGGGTCGTCGTCGTCTCCGCACCCGCAGAGGTCATCCGGTAGAGCTTCACCGACTCCTCGGTAACGGTCACGGAAAGCGCCGCGTCGGTCGAGGTCGTGCCGCCGACCGTGATGACGTGCTCCCACGCGACGCCGACGAACTTGACGAACGTCACCGGGCTTTCCTTCAGCGCGACCCGGTTCTGGCCGGCGGTGTCCCGCCACTCGACGTAGTCGCGAGACTTGAACTTACGGCCGCAGTACGACTCGCATACCGCCGTCGCGCGCTCGATGCACCGCTCGAGCAGCGTGTCGTCGCCCGTGGTCGTGAGTCCAAGGTACTGACGAAAGTCCGTTAGGCTCACCAGCGCGTAGGTGTCAAGCGGCATCCGGCGGCGTCTCCTTCGGCTTCTTCTTCGGCTTCCTCGGCGGGTCGGTCGCCTGCGCGAACAGCGGCGCGGCCGGCGAGACGAGCCGCATATGCCCCTTCTCGACGTACGGGCGAGCCGCCTCCGGCGTCATGTTGACGGTGCAGCCGACCCGAAGGACGCGTCGCCCGTAGACCGGGTCGGCGACCGCGCACTCGCGGATCACGATCAGTAGGTCATGCATTCCGGCGGCCTCCCGTCCTCATAGTACTTGCCGACGTACTGGTGGATCGTCCGGAGATCGTCGCTCGGCCAAGTAATCATCAGCTGGAGATGCCCGAGCCGGACCTTCGGCGTGACGCATACGCGCTGGCCGTGCTCGCGCATCTTGCGCCAGAAGTACACGTCGTCGTCGACTCGGCCCTCGGTCCAATCGCCGTCCTTGTTCGGCTGACCCCAGAACCACGGCTTTTGAAGGCGCTTCAGCGCGTCGACACGGATCAGCGTCAGACCGAAATGACCCATCGAGATGTCGAGCGCCTCGTTGTAGAGAAGGCTCGGCTCGAAGCGGTTGATCGGCTTGCCCTCCGCGTCGACGAGGTTCATCAGCACCTGGTCCCGGTCGCGGCCGATCTGAAGCGGGCAGAGCGCGCCGATGTCCGGGTTGTCCTCCATGATCTGCCAGAGCCGGAGGATGTCCTTCGCGTCGAAGATCGAGTCGTAGTCCATCGTCAGGATGTACTTGAGCCCGTCCTTGTCGACGAGCTGCTGCATCATGCGCTGGAGCGACTGGCTCCAGAAGACGCCCGTCGCCTTCGTGAACGGGATCTGGAGGTTCGAGAGCGACTCGTAGAGGTGCGTCATCGTCTCGGTCCACGAGACGCGCGGAAGGCTCATAATGGCATGGATGCTCGGGAGCGGAATCTCCGGGTTCTTGCGGACGCGCTTCCGCGCCGTGACCGCGATGACCCCTGGCTCGGGCTGCCACGAGAGCGACCCGTCCGCGCCTCCGACGATCTCGAACCCGGCCATCGAGACCAAGGTGAGGATCTTCTCGCGGTTGAAGATCGCCTTGTTGAGCGCATCGTCCCCGCAGAGACGCGCCTCGGCGTCGCCCGTGCCGGCGAGGTAGTCCTTCGCGACCTTGTCGAAGTCGGTGACGGCGAGCTTGAGGATGCCGTCCGGCGCGAGGCACTCGTTCCAGTGCCGGAGCACGTCGAGCGTGTGCTTATAGCTGATCTTCTGGAGGACGCCGCTCGTGGCGTCGATTCCCGCCAGCGTCCCGGGCTCGCACTTGATGACGGTCTCCTCACGGCTCAAGACCACGACGGTTTGCTCACTCTGTTCCATGATGTGCTCCGAGGGTTGAAAAGGCCGCGACGGGTGTCCCCGCCGCGGCCCGAGAGAGAGTGAGGATCGGGTGCCTCAGATGTTGCCGACGACGTTCTGCGCGCCGTACTCGGCGGCGGTCGAGAGACCGTTCGCCGGAGACGAGAGCTCGCAGATCCAGCCACCGGAATCGCCTCCGGTCGCGTGCGTCACGGTCGCCTTCAGGAAGCGCTTGCGGCCGCGAAGGTCGACGCAGAAGAGCAGCTTGCCTTCGGCGGTCGAGTTGGTCGCGGTCGAAGCGGTGAAGTCGGTGCCGGCGTTGTAACCGGAGACAGTGGCGTAGGTGCCGGTCGCCGCGTCCGCCTCCTCGAGGAAGTTGTTGGTTCCCGAGAGAGTGCCGGTCGAGTTCGAGACGAAGATCAGCTTCGCGAAGCTGAAGCCCTTCGTGTCGACCGACGCGGTCAGAGTCGAGAGAGTCGCGCCGCCAATCGACGAGAGATTGGCCGCCACGAAGATCTTTGCATTGGCTCGCATGGTGCGTGTTCCTTTCCCCTCTATCAGAGGGTGAGCTTGACCATCGCGCCGTAGGCGCTGGAGCTGCCGACGTTCGCGATGTTGATGTCGATGCGCTCGGTCGCGCGCACCGCGATGAGGTCGTTCTCCCAGGCGTCGCCGCCCGAGTTCGAGAAGTCGATCGCCGTCTGACGGCGGTCGCCGAAGTACGCGGCCAGCTGGAGGTCGCCGATGTACGCGAAGGTCGCGCCGCCGGTCTCGGACACCGGGATGATCTGCGAATAGACCACCGGGTAGCCGAGGAACTGCGGAGCCGTGAGACCGTTCGCGAGCGTCTGCATCGTGTTGCCACCGCCGGCGGCGGCGAGGCGCTCGAAGACCGAGTGCC